TAGCTGGTGGCGTGGTCAACCATACGCATACACTCACACCTGAATCCTCCCACGAAGCAGTGAGCGGTGCGCAGGGTGCGCACCGCTCGGGGCTGGGGTTACTCGTCAGCATTAGACTCAAGATCCTGCAGCGCTTCCTCGATCTGCTGCTTTCCTTCTCGCCTTACTCGACGCTCAATGATGCGTTCAAGGTCATCGGCTGCTTCCTTTGGCATAGAGCGGTGACGTTTGACGCACCATTTCTCGCCGGTTTTCTTTCCTTTTCTCCAAGACATTTGATTGCTCCTTTAGTGGTTGTGAGCGGCACGCACCACGCGCGCCGCTCGGGGTTGGGGTTACTCGAAGTATACGCCGACGATGGCGCTGTTATGGGGCTCGTAGTGAACTTGGACGTCAAGCTGTTCGTTTACAGCCTTAGTGATCTTGTCCCAAGTGTCTGCGTACCTGACGACAATCTCGCGATTGTCCCAGTAGAAGCGCTCGACATCTGACGCGTTCATGATGCCGCTCTCACAGGCGATCTCCAGGATGGCGTCATCGCTGACCCACTCCTGCGCGGTAGGAGCGATACGAACGTCACGCTCTACGATCTCCTGCGTAACGAGGCCCTCCATCGCTTCGAGGATTGCCGCTCTAAAGAGACGGGCGATCTTGATCTTCAGACGCACGGCTTCAGTGCGTTCCTGCCTCCCCGACTTGTCAGTGAGGCAAGGTGTACAGGTCCACGATGCGTATCCTTCGTTGCCTGTGTAGGGAAGCCCGCAGTAGTTGCAGCAGGTTGGTTGGAGTTGGTTAGTCATGGTTGATTGTCCTTTGTTGTTGGGGTTGTGAGCGACGCACACCATGTGCGCCGCTCGGGGTTAGGTCACAGACTGCAGAGCAGTATGCCAAACAGATATAGACCGATGCAGCAGACCAGCGCTCCGATAATGTTATCCATCACTTCTGCTCCTTTGTGTACGAAGGGGAGTAGAAAGGAAGACCATCGTCAGAAGCACCAAGACGGTTACCGTCTTGATCGTGGTATCTACGATAGAAGCGGCAGAACTCCCCCGTAGCGGGGTCAAACGTCCGAATCGACGGGCGGTTACTGCACTGCGTACCGCAACACGGCTCGGAAGTTTCTCGATGTATCGCAGGAGCCATCAAGTTAACGCCCTCAAGCTCTTCTCCGCATACGCTGCAGACTGGAGGGCGACGTGCCTCGATGTTGATTTGCGCGCATTCTGCTTGGATGACAGGATGCCAAAACTCTTTGATCTTATCCAGGGGCTTATAGTTTCCACGGGCCCAAGCACGGTATGCGTGTTCCTCTTCGACGGTCAATGTTTTGAACATTGGTTTTCCTTTTGTTGTTGTTCGACAGCATTGCCGAACACCAATGATCTAATCACTTGGCCAAGAGCGGCAAGACGAAAAGGTTAATCTTTTTTTCGATTGGAGAGACGCACTGCGTTTTCACTTAAAAGAAAAACCTCATCTTTTCTATACGCACCGCGCGGAATCTACCGATGCATCGCGCGCTGGCCCCGCCAATGCGGATCAAATCAATCCAGCGTCGACCCGCCACAGACTTCCCCCGCGTGGCTTTGTCAGTTTTTGACTTTTTTAAATTGAACCCTATGACCCCGATTTCGCAGTTAACGGGTCCCTTCGGGGGAGGGTTTCTACGAACAAATATATTTTTCAAAACACTATACCACCTTGCTATAGGTTGCAGGAAAGTAACCACCTTGCTATTATACGGGGGTCCCAAGGAGCATTTCGTGGCAGATACAATTGAGCTTGTCGAAGAAGAGGTAGTACGTCCTGTTTTCGTGCGTGTGGAGTTAGACGCGTGGGCGTGCGAGGTTCTCGAAGCGTTGGCTTCGGAGTTAAGTCAGAGCGAGGCGGCACGGGAGTTCGGGGTCAATGTGACTCTTGAGGTCGCAGCGCGGGTCGCGATGATGCGTGGGCTTAAGGCAATTAAGCAGGGCAGGCGCACACAGACGAGTCCGGTTGAGCAGGCTCCTGTGAACGAGACGGAGAAACCTGCGACGCCGCCTGTAGAGATTGCGAAGCACAACCCTGATGGTACGATCGTTCCGCCTGCTGGCTGGAACAAGTGGTCTCAAACGGAGGCGATTACGCCCGAGACCGCGAAGATCCACGAGTATTACACGACGAACGGCTGGTCGCGGTATGCCGGAGTGTCAGGGAATGAGGCGATGGTGTTCTACTGGTGCGAGCACGCAGACTACCAAAAGCTCGATCCGTACCCCCACAACGATAAGAAGGGGAAGAAGATCTTAATCCAAGAAACCCCGTGGGGCCCCGGCCACCTCATCCCATTTGGGTGGAATGAGGTGTAGCGGGCGGAAGTCTATGAACCGAGGATGCCGCCTTCTTGACGCATAGCGTTTAGGCGCATCTCGTTCATAATGTCGTCGTAAGAACGACGCTCTGTCTTCTCGGTACCAGCACCTTGACCTGTACCCATGTTCATGAGTTCTACGCTCTTGGGCAATACCTCTGGTTGAGGTTCTGGCTCCGGCTCTGGCTCCGGGGCAGGTGGTGCGGGGGGTGCAAACTTCGCGCGCACCATTGTTACCGCATCTTCTGGCGAAACTCCGCCGGTACACAGAACACAAAGAGTGTAGAAAGCCTCATCATTTTTGACGATGTCTGGCGCTTCTTTGTTAATCCATGTCTCGAATTCGGCTACGGCGGACTGAAGTTCAGCCTCTTCACGCTTCGTGGCTTCTTGCTCGAAGGTCTTAATCTGTGCGCCCAACTTGTCGCGCTCTTCTCGGAGCGCTTCTTGTTCGGTACTATGGGCCTCTGCTACGCGGCGTTGAGCTTCTTCGTGCTCTTTACGAAGGGCTTGAAGTGCTCCTCGGTGCAGGTTCTTTAGCTCTTCAATCTCGCGCTGTTTATCTTCAAGGGGACTAACATCACCATTCACCCAGCGCTGGACGCGGAGTTCTTGGCTACGAACCTCTTGCTCACGCTCATCTAACGTGCGGCGGCGATCTGCGTTTTCTTGAAAAGCTTTTGAGTAGCCCCTCTCCCAGTTCCGATACTTGGCTTCAACACCACTAAGTACGGTATCTCGCGCACTAGGATCTAAAGCCGACAACCATTCGGATTGCTTAAGCGACTCTATTTCACCGTTCCAATCGATGGGCTGGGAAATAGGATCTTCTGCAGGAGCAGCTTCAACAGGAGCAGCTTCAGCGGGGGCGGACTCTACAGGCGCAGATTCTACTGGGGCAGATTCTACTGGAGCCGCTTCCGCTGTTTCAGCGACAGCAACTTCTTCGCTCATTACATCTCTCCTTCGGGGATTGGAGCCTCCATCGGAGCTTCCATCTCGGCGTCTGCCATCATATCGGCTTCCATTCCGGCGATCTTCTCGACCTGCATACGAAGCTGGAAGTCGTCAGCAAGCATACGCGCAACTTCGCCTGGGGGCTTGCCTGCGAGAGAGTCAAGCGATTGGGCGGCATCGTAAAGTGCTTGAGCTTGAGCTTCGTCAATACCCAGCAACTCCACCATCTCGGAGAGATCGGTAGCGCCAGCTTCTTCAGCGACGGCCTCTTCTGCCGCAGCGTCCTCTGCCACGGCTTCGCCTTCAGCCATGGGAGCAACTTCGGCAAGCATAGCTTCTTCAGGAGACATTTCGCCGGGGGACGGAGGGACTCCGGGAGCACCCAAGATGGCGTCGATCTGATCCATCAGCGGCTTGATGTCTTCTTCCGGCACGATTTGATCAGGGGAGGGGGCTTCAGGCATTTTGCTCTCCGAGGAGTGATTCTGTGTCCGCTAGCTCAAACACAACAGCGGGACCAAGGTTTAAAACATGTTTCTGGGGAAGGCTACGCCGCTCCCCGGTTGCACGGTCTTCATAGATAACCATATCACGATACTCAACGACGCCAATCATACGGAGCGATCTCGGTGAGGTTTGTGTTCGCTCTTTCGCACGCGCGACGAGGTCAGGGTCTCTGACTGCAATCATTTACTGCTCCCTACAAGTTGTGCGGGTGTCGAGGATACGACTTCGTGTTTAGGTTCCAACCGACGTAGACGTTTCTGGTCAGATGAGATTTCCGCCTTAAGCGACGGATCTAAACCGCGCGCTTTCTGTTTCACCCAAGCACGATGTCGAGCTTCTTCTACACGGGTTTGCCTATCGGTAGCGGAGTCTCCCTCGACAACAATACTGTGATTCGGGAAGCGTTCTTTGATAGTCGCGCACGCACGGTCGTATTGCTCTTTGGTCTCGCACTTACCGAGAACGCCCATATCTACAGGGACGAAGTTTCCATAACCACTACCCTTTCCGTAGGGCGCGTTGCCGTGAGACCAGTCAATCTGACGGTCTCCACCACAGTGGGGACACTCGGGAATCCCCTCGTTATCGTCGTACAACACGTCGTCATCGATGTAGAAGCATGACGTACATTTCAAACCGTTCGCGATGAGCATTTATTCTTCTCCCTCGTACTTCGTAATCGGAACTATCCGAGGGTCCATCTTGTAGAGGGGCGGACTCGGTGCGAGTTGTGCGTATTGGGCGCGCATCTTCGGGGTCATTGGGCGGAGCATGTATTCGTTGTAGTCCTGACGATCTTTTCGATACTGCGCCCATTCAGCCTGGTTGTCCTGGAAAGCTCGCCAATCTTCAGCGCTGATAGGGTTACCGTTGACATCGAGGGGAGCCGGGTCTTCAGCGTCTCCGGTATCGAATAAGCCTGTGTCTCCGGTGTCAAATAAGCCTGTGTCTTCAACTTCTTCGGGGATCTCCTCCAACCCGGTGTCGGCAGTGTCGGCAGTGTCTCCTCCAGCTAACGGCGATTGCCACATACCCACGGAGTCCATCATTCTCTTTATGGCGTCGTAAGTCTCCCAGGCGTTCTCCGACACTGACGGCCAACCAGAAGCCGCATGACGAAGACGATCCATCTTGGTGTCGTAGTCTTCCTCCTTCTTAGGAGGAGTTGACGTAACTTCTGGGCGGCCCGGCACACTCTCGGTGGCCACGGGAACTCCCCGCTTACCCAGTTCAGCCAGGCTGGTGTTTTTATCCGCCATCAGAGGGGGCTCCCTTGGTATACCCGTCTTTATACCAGCCTGGTCCTTTTAAGACAAACGAACTTTTACTGACGATGCGGTCAGTAAGCTGATTATCCAACGCACAGCGCGGTGCCTCGGCTTCGAAAGTCTGCAGCTTCTCGTAGATAGAACCGCACTTCGAACACTTAAACTCATACAGGGGCATTATTCACGCATCTCGGGCTGTTATTTTACTATAGGGTTGTCGTCACTTACGCAACGAAGAAAGTTGTTTATATGCGTCTTCGCTGATGCGATTGTTCTGGAGCGCCCATTGTAGTGCTTCTTCGTTTTCGACGAAGGCTTGTACAGCTTTCGACTTGGGGTCGAGTTCTCGGACTTCTACAGGCTTGCCGCCCTTGAAGCGATAGAACGCCTCAACACCTGACTCGCGTACTTCTTCGGGTACTGTGCCCCTTGCAGCTTGTGCTGCGAGCGCGCCTGCTATGCCGAGTCCTGCGATACCTCCGATAGTTCCTACAGTACCTTGGCCTCCACGCTTGGGGCGGCTTGTGCGTGGTGTCTGCGGTGCGTCTCTGACTTGGGGTTGCTTCCAGGCGACTACAGAAGAGGGGGCTGACCCGGAACCGTCGCGGAGTCCGTGAAAGTCGTCTATAACGTCGGTACGCCCAGAATCTGTGGTAGCGACGTGGCCTTCCCATACTTCAACGATGTCATCGGCGGAAATAGATCCTCGGATCCCAATCTCGGTTACCCCGGTGCCGGAGACGGGCACACCTTTGCGCCGACGTACAGCGATGACAACAGCGGGCTTGCTCGGTGTTGCTTTATGCTGCACAGGAGCAAACCCGTGTGCGTAGGAGACAGCCTGTCCTGCGTCAGACGTGAAGTAGGTGAGTCCTTTTTGTTCGGGGCCGAGGTTGTAGTCTCCCCTTGACTGGATGCGACCAGTTTCTTGGATAGCTTGCCATTCTTCCCAGGACATTCCACGATACATTAACTCTGGGTTTGTATCAATATCTTGTGCCCATCCAGGCTTAAGCTCGTAATTGTGACGCACTCCCCATTTATCTTCGATGCGCTTCGGCTCGACGATCTCTGGGTTGTAGGATCTTCCCCTGCGCGGGAACTGCCGCCCGCTGTCTGGGTCAACCATGATGTCGTGTGATTGCGGCCAGTGCTGTGTACCTGCGATTTCATAGGTAAAGTGGTGGCGGTTATCCGGTGCGTCATCGGGGGTAGCGGGGGTAACGATGTAGCGGTCAGATTCAATTATAGAGTTGAGACGTGGAGTCTTCGTCCGGTCAAACGGGAGATTCGGGGTGGCGATAGCAGCCGCTCGGGGTGCTTCAGGCGCGGCTGCTTCGCGTGCCTGCACTTCTTCGAGTGCTTCGATTAGCCAGTCGGCACCCGAAGGACCGGTGTAGGGTTTAAAGGGTCGTCGTGCCGCCTCTTCTGCGCGTTGTGCTTCCTCTCTTGCGTGGAAGGCTGCGGACTCTTTTCTTGATCTGACTTCAGCTTCTCGCGCTTGCTCTATCGCGGTACGCAGTTGCGCTTCTCTTTCAGGAGAGATCTCACGCTCGGCTGCAAGTTGGATGTACTTACCACTGCTGGGCTCAACTCCGACAAGCCGCCCTTCGTAGTCAATCGGGGGAAACTTAACCGCACCACGCATAAGAGTTTGACCTATTTTTGCCGCATGACCACGAAAATCAACGCCGTCGAAACCTTGTCTTGAGAGAAAAATGTTCATGGGGTGGACGTGCTGCCACTTTTCCCAATCTGCCATAGCGTCGACAATCTTGAGGGGACCAAATTGGAGGTCGGACGCTGCTAGATAGATCGGGTCGGGGCCTATTATATTGCCTGCTCGACGCGCTCGACGCGAGTAGTCTTTTAGACTTTTTACCGTGGCATCTCGGAGTCTATCGGTCACCTCGGAGTATTTTTGCGCGTCGATATTAAATTCTTTGAGCAGATTGGTATCTCGGATACGAGTCTTCGCGTCTCCTCGTCGAGTGTGGCCTGCGGCAAATGTTTGTCTGCGCAGTGCTTCGATTACTTCGTCACGTCGATTAGGAGGCACATTCGCGAGATCTTCCGCAACACGAAAAATCACCTTTGCGTCAGACGCAAATTGAGGAGCCGAGTTTGAAGCGCTAAAACCCTGCGGACCGTATTGGCTTATTATAAGCGGCTGACGCGGAGGTTTAATCGGTGTGATTCGCTCGGAGTTGGGGTTGAGATTCCCGACTTTTACAGCTTCATCAGAGAAAGCGTATTGACCGCTTACACCAGAGCCGCTGTCACGACCTGTGGTCATCTGCGGATAGCCACCACTAGGGGAATGAGTAAGCTCGGTGAACTCGTCTCCTCGACCTATTCGATACCAAGATCCTTCTACAGGGTCTTGTCTTTGAAAGACAGGAAGCGCATCTTTGATGCTTCCGTACTGTGCTGCCCCAAACTCGTCACCAAGAGCCGATAACCCGAGACCCCCGATCGCCACCGCAGCCGCAGGACCAGCGACCTCTTCGGGGCTGATCTTCTCTTTCAAATAGTCGTAACCTTTGCCCAGGTACTCGGACCCAATCTCTACGATGTCTGCGGCCCCGTAAGGGTTGATACCTAGCGGGTCGACTGCGATCACCGCAGCAGATTTGGCGAGAGACTTTGCGGCGGCCTTGGGCCCGCGCAGGATGTCCGTAGTCTTCTGCTTGAGTTCCTCTTCTTCTGCTTTAGCTGCAGCCTCTTCCTCTTCTTGCGCTTTTTTACGGGCTTCAATGAGAGGATCAGCCTTTGCAGGCTTGTCCATCATCTGGTACCAGAGTTGCTCGTCTGTAGGCATCAGGCTTCTCCGCGAATCGGTGCTCCACCACCAGCGGCTAACGCTTCCTCTGGAGCCGCTTCGGGACTACCGCCTTCTTCTGTCATCAACGCCATAATCTCCGGCGGGATGCCTGCGGCTCCTTCTGCGGGCGGTCCGCCTTTTGCGGCGGCCCCACCTAATGCCTGTTGTTGCGCTGCCATTGTTTCGATTTGCGCTTTCATTGCGGCGTCTTGTGGAGGTAAGAGAATGCTCGGGGGAAGACCCATACTTTGTAAGACTTCTTCCGTAAGCTTTCTTACATCGACATCTGGGTTCTGAATCAGGAATGGAATCAACGAAACCATTGTCTCTGAAACAACACTTGGGTTCTTTCTGATGGGGTTGTATCCGACCATCTTGAATGCCATATCGACATCTTGAAGTGTCTGGAAGTTAATCGATTCCCAACGATCCGTACCAGAGATGCGGATCAGCTTCTCATCCTTCATGTATTTTCTACATAGGTAGAATGCTTTCGAGGCAACGTCTTCGAGTGCTGTGTTCAGGTGACCCTCTCGCGTAGCGAGTCGGGTACGCATTTGTGCGTCGATAATAGCCATTTCTGTAGCGGTACGAGCACCTGTTACCTGACCGCGTGCAGCCTCTGCGAGCGCAGAGATGAAGGCAGCGTCGTCTTCTTGACGCGCGGTAAACTCTTTTACACCGACAGGGTTCTGCGGCATCGGCATCTCATAGAATAGAGTACCGAGAGTGCGGAGAGCTTCGCTGTTCTCGGGGTTGATTCCCACGAAAGCACCTGTGGAAGCTTCTACCGCTTTGTTCAAATCTTCTTCGCTGATTCGACCCGAATCGTACAAGATCCTCGGAATCATAAGATAAACAATCTGCTTCATATGCGTGAGCAGGTCGTTAACAGTTTCCTGTTGGTTCAAGATAAGCTGAACTTCAGACAGACCCAAACAATCAACACCAGACTGGTTCAGGCTAAACATGGAGTATGGGATGTACTCCAGTTCTTCCTCGAACACAACGGTGTCAATAGACCGCACATAGTGTTGAACTTTGTTGACTTCTCGGTTGTAGTATTCGTAGACTGTCACCCACTGAAAGGCGTCTCGGATGGAGTCTGCGTCAGAGCGGGAGCGTCCGCCGAGCATCCAACGCGGGTATCGGTCAGGCTGCACTTCGTTGATGTTAGGCGCGCTATACTGCCCCGACTCAACACGCTTTCTAAACTCGGAATAAGGGACAACTGTAGCCTCAAGCCAGTAACGGATATCGTCTACGTCACGAACAGTGAGGTCGAAGAAGAGAGCCGAAGGGTCTACGATTTTGACCAACGGCATGTCTCGTCGAGTACTCCAGCCTGTTTTGAAGATTCCGCGCTTGCAAAGAACAGCGTCGATCAAGGCAGTCGCGGCTCGCCGCCTCAACTTGTTGGTGTCGAATATGTATTCGAGGAGCCCGTTGATCGCAGGCACCATGTCGAAGCTTTTAGGGTTGCGCGGGTTTGCGGCGACTTGCGGGTTCGGTCCCAGCAAAGCGCTGATTGCTGTGTCTGCAATTGCATAGATAAGGTTCTTACTGCAATACAGAGTCTCTTCGATGTTTGCGACACTACGACGTTGTTCGCGTGACCAGAACTCACCACGATAATAGCGTCGTGCTTTATCGAAGTTCTTCTTCTCGAACTCTTCGTAATACCGCTTATGCTGATCAATCAGCGCCGACAGTTTGGGTGCCATGGAACCTACTTCCTACGTGCTTTAGCTTTCTTTTCAGCTATAATTTCCTGCGACTCTTTAGTCTTCGGTGCTTTTAGAACAGCGGCCACTTGCTTTGACTTCTGGTAACTCTTTTGTGTAGGAGTATAAGCCATTCTACATCCAATCTCTCGGAAGAGGTTTGTAGGGGTTTTTCGCGTCGCGCTTTGCACGCTCGTTAAATCTGTCTATATCGGAGATCGTTAATCGCCCAGGCGTTCTCTCGAAGATCTCTTCGACGGCAGCGCTGGTAAATTTACGACGACTAAGTATATCAGCCGCCATAACTGCCGTGCGCGCCCTATCGAAGTGATGTGTGTCTCCGTCTATACCTGCGACGCGCTTCTTACGTTGCCCATCATAATTAAGTAATTGATGAAGAAGACCTTTGGACCGCAGCACGATTTCTTGTTGCCTTAGCATCTGGACTAACCGCGCTTCACCCTCCTGAACTCGCTTCGCAGTAGCGTACCAACCGGGGTGATTCCGGTTCGTCCACAGAAGCTTCTTGCACCCGTTGTCTTTTAGCAGCGCGATACATGCAGTAGCGTTGGATTCTACAGCGACCATGGCACCATTGTAACGTCTCTGCACACGCATAAGTCTGCGCGCGAATCTATCGGGCGGCTCACGGTCTTCCCAGAATGCAACCTCTTTGCGTTCGACAGCATCCCATACGGTAAGCGCACTCTTATCGCCCGAACCACCAAAACCTGCGGGGTCAGCCGTGATCAAGTAACGAGCACCTACAATGGGAGGCTCAATTTCCCTGCAACCAGACGCGCTAATTTCGGGGTCATTGATTGCGCGAGAAAGCAGCGGCTTAAGGATTTCGCCGGGCATGACGGGGGCGAATGAGCCCAACCAACCGTCATAAGGATCAGACGGATACTTGGAAGAAAAGAGTCTTGCGTCACCCACAAACTCAGTTTCCAGACCCATACGCCTAAAAGCCAGACTCCCTAAACCCATTCCTTGGTGACGCGTCAGATAAGATTTCTCTTCTTCTGTCGGGATAAACCCATGCGGATTGACCTGACACGACTCATCCCTCCACCAATCAAGGAAAAGTGGATGAAATCTACCCTTACCCTCAAGGGCGGATTGCCACATGAGTTCGTGGTGTGAACCGGCACGACCGGGAGTAGATTCAAGTATAACACGAGCGTTGGGTCTTTTGTTCAGTGTCGGAAAGATATTGATCGCTGCCTTGCGCTGCCATTGGGCCTCACCAAATTCTGTAATGATGAGACGGTCAATTGAACGACCAATCGCAGGTGAGCGTCCGCCTGCGGTTAAGATTTTAATACCACCGCCGTGACAGAAATGTATCTGCGTCGTTCCCGCCTTACGTCCCCTTGCAAGGGGCATACGCACGTCTTCCGGTAGCTTATGGTAGGCGAATAGGATGCGCTCAAAGATGTCTTCAGCCGTGTCCTGACGCTCTGCAATGAGCAGTCCTTTGACACCGCTTAAGTACATACAGTCGCGTAAAAGAAGCATGACAGAGACTGTTGTAATCTTTGCCTGCCGAAACTTATTTACGAGCACCCACCTATGTTGCGCAGCAGTTCGAAGCAGCTTTTGCTGTGTCGGTGTAGGATTCAAGTACCCTGTAGAT